CGGTTATTCGTGGTATTTTTATTTTATCATTTTAAGAGCATATTGTAAAGATTTAGAATGAAATAGAGTGATTTAGATGAAAAAGAAATGTTTTAAGTGCTTTGTACTTCTCTTGCTGATCTATAAGGTATTTAGTCTTGTACATACCCCACAAAAGATAATTTCTAATAATAATCAGAAAGATATGCAGATAGTTCATTCGTATACGGTATATCAGGACCATTCTGTTCAGAAGTATCTGCATACAGACGGTGGCAGTGGAAAAGTTTGTGATCTCGCATTTTTCTTCTGTGAAAGCATAATTTTCTTTGAGATTGCAAAGTTCGTGTATGAAATAACGAAAGCTCGCATATATCATTGGCAGTTGCCAAGAGTTGGAATAGGTGGTATAATAGCAAAAACGAACTAATGTTCGGTTCTATTTCCCACAGCCGGACATATACTGTAATGTAGGCGGTAGTTGTGACAGGGAGGGTTATTATGGATTATAAGAAAGAGATTATTGAAATGATACAAAAGATAGAAAACAGATGTTGGCTGAGGTCAATATACATTTTCATAAAAACATTAATCGGTTAAAAAGAAAAGCCAAGGGTTTGCGCATTGCCCTTGGCTATTTTCTTATTTCTTTTCGTAAATCGTGTCTAGGAGTTTTTCCAAGTTATCCCATCCGGAATCATCCAGCTTTGCTAGAGCATTGATGAGACGGTATTTGAAATCATTGTCGCTAGACTTCAGAACATTTCCGAACAGCTTAGAAATCTCATCGTTTTTGTTCTCTGGTTGGAACATTTCTCCAGTTCCATTTCTTAGCCATTCTTCGTTTACAGAACATTTCTCACAGATTAATTGAATTACTGCGTCTGTAGGAGTTCTTCTTCCGGTTTCATAACTGGATAAATTTGCCTTTGGTATTCCCAAAAAGCTTGCAAATAAATCTTGACTCTTCCAATTAGGATTAGAATTTCTTATTTGCTTTATTCTGTTTTTCAATTCGTACACCTCCTTTCAAATAAGATTATACACCACATAATTAAAAAAGTAAATATTAAAAATTGTACAATGTACAAAAATAGTGCTTGACAAAAGTTGTACATAGTATTATATTAAGAGTGTACAAAGTACAACAAAGGAGGTGAAGAAAAATGTTAGACTGCACCGTCAGTGAAAATATTCTCGGTCAGGTTTCAGTTCAACTCGAAATGACGAGCCACGACTGGTCGAAATTAAAAATGTCCGGCGTGTGGAGTCAGGTGGAACAGATTCTAATGGAATCTGAAACGCAAAGTAGCCGCTGCTTCCACCATATCCAGACAAACAAACCGGAAGAGACATATTGTACAAGCTGTCGGAAGAAACGGTTTTTCCACCGATTTTCCGGTCTGAAGAAGCAACGATAGTTGGTAACTTATTGCATGGATATGTAATTCCGTTAATAACAATGGATACATCTGTAATTGATATTACGGAATTTGAGAGATTGTCAAACTGGATATAAGCCAAAGCCAGTTGTTTTTCTGGGCTATATCCAAAATAAGGCAAGCTTAAATGAAGATTACGCCGTGATTGAAATAATTGCCAAGCAGTTCCAGCAGACCCTATTAACCCAAGGATAAAAGAAACATTTTCAAACGTAATGATTCCTTTAGCCGATTTTAAAATTGAAATAATTTGATTTATTTTAATCACCTCCCATCTACTGGGAGTATATCACAAGAAAAGAGGTGAGTATATGTCTGAAAAAGAAAAAAGAATCATTGAAAAGCTGAAAGAAGCGATTCCTAATATGTCAGAATTTGACAAAGGATATATTCTCGGTAAGACGGAAAGCTTTTCCGAGAATAATCTGGAGAAAAAATCAGATAAGAAAGAAGTAGTTAATTCAAATTAGAAAGGAGAAACATGAACGAATTACAGATTTTTAATTCAGGGGAGTTCGGAGAAATTCGAACAATAGAAATTGACGGGAAACCGTATTTTGTTGGAACAGATGTTGCGAAAGCTCTTGGATATAACAATCCCAGAGATGCCGTATCAAGGCATTGCAAGGGAGTCGTGAAACGCGACACCCCTACATCTAGTGGCATTCAGTCAATGTCATACATAAATGAGGGAGATTTGTACCGCTTGATTATGAAGTCGAAACTTCCATCGGCAGAGAAATTCGAATCATGGGTTATGGATGAAGTTCTTCCGACAATCAGAAAGACAGGCTCATACCAGAAGCCACTGACGACAGTTGAACAGATACAGGTTATTGCGACAGGATTCTTAGATCACGAAGAGCGGCTTAACAGACTTGAAAATACCATGACTATTGACTACGCACAGCAGGAATCTATTAGAGACTTAGTGTCAAGTGTCGTAATTGCTCACCTTGGTGGGAAAGAGTCAAATGCTTACAAGGAAATTGGCAAGAAAGTATTTGCTGAATGCAACAGGGATATAAAGACTTACTTCGCAGTAAATGCCCGTAATAACATCCCTAAGCTGAGATTTGAAGAAGCTATGGAATATGTTAAGAACTGGCATCCATGTACAAATACAGTAATGTGCATCAGGGACTGCAATGCTCAAATGTGTATTGAGTAGAAAGGAGCATAAATGGACGCATTACAATTTAATAAAGCCGTCAGCCAGCACTGCAAAGAATCTGGTGGAGACTGTTGCAAATGTGACCTACGGCTTTACTGTTACCTATCGCCAAGTGAGCGACCGGATGAGTTAGTGAGCCTGGTTATTGATTTTTTGCATAACCACATTGAAAACCATGATCATTATACCCATCACAGTGCGGCTTCATTTCCGTGTATTGATGATATGGACATGAGCACTGCAGTAGGTGGCGACCGCTATCAGAAACCTCATACTCTTCATAAACAGTCACGTGTTTGTGAATCTTGTGGCAATGATACAGTCGTGTAATTGTTTCAACCATATAATTCCCCTTTCGTTATACTCGGCATGTCGGTGCCTGTAAATGCATTATAGGTAGAGGGGAAAGGAAATACAATAGGTGATAAATAATGGGAGCAAATAATTTTACACATTTTACCGGAAAGAAATCTCCATTCAAAACTCAAAAGAGAAAGAAGAAATCAAAGGTAAAAAAATTCATAAAAACAAATATGAAAGGAGCATGAAATGAGCGAAGTTGATACTTACATCAAAAAAAATGTGGAAATTCATCAGTTCGCCGCAGAGGTTGCGAGAATCATATCAGGCATTCCGCAGATGCCGGAGTTCTCTTCAGAGAGTATGACCGTAGCCGATGCAAGTCAATTGATCGGGCTTCCTATTACAGCAATCCGGGCAGGGATTGTGTACGGGTGGTTGCCGATTGGCGTGGCTGTGCAGAATAATAAGCCAGCAAAAAGCCTTTCCGGTGGCCGAATCACATACATCATAAGCCCTAGGAAAGTCTATGAAGTAACTGGTCATGTTTGGAAAGGCAAGGCTGCTCTTAATAAGTGAGTGCCCCGGAGGGAGCTGGAACCTCCACCCCGGAGCTTTGCACCACTAAAACACCTTAGTGGATAGATACATTATAGTTCTCTATCTGCTAATTGTAAAGACAAATAAGAAAAAATAAGGAGAAATTAGCAAGATATGAGTGAAATTAGAAACGAAAATCAGCTAACATGGGCTGACATCGAAGTAGCACTTGCGACTGAAATTGTCGAAGAAAGCAAGAAAAAGTCAAAAAGATGGTTCACAGCATGGGTTGTGACGGCTGCCGCACTGGTGGCAAGCAACCTTGCGTGGATTGCAGGAGAAATGAAATAAAATGAAAGAGTATATGCTAATTGCTGTTTGTATGCTTGCCGGGAAATATGTGGATGTGCCTATCTGGCTGAACATCTTTTTCGGTATCTCGGCAACATGGGCGGTACGCCAGATGAAAGCAGACTGGTAAGAAATAAGGAGGATAAGAAGATGTTTGAGAAAGAGATTGATGAAATTTATGAACTTTGTAAAAGAGTTGTGAACGAAGTTCCGGCAGCAAATATCACCTTTGATTTTTCGGGCTACGGTTTGGGAGTAAGAGGGGTTAAAAGGGAAGAAGATGTTCTCCTTCTCAAAGACAAATTTAAATGGGATTTGTACCAAAACGTATCTTTTAACCCATTTTATGAGAAAGAAAGTCGTGAAAGTCTCAGAATAATCAAAGCTTTCTTGTTGGAACTTCTGATAGATGGGAAGTGTCCAAATGAGTAAGCAAATAGCGATTATGAAACTTCTTCCCAGCCTGGAGATAGCAGGATGTATCAACGAACTGCTCAGAGAGCTTCAGTCCAGAGGTGATTACATTCTGGACTATGAGAACTGTGACATGTCTCTAGACCATGTGGAGTACCACAAAGCTGAAGATATTGATGGAGAGAAGTCCGGGGACGCTTCGGATAACCTGTACTGCTTTTTCAAGGTGGTGTGAACATGGATGAGAGAATTAATGAGGTTCTGAGATTGATTGATATACAGCTTGCCACAGTCCCGGATAATCCCATTGAAGAATCATACAAGGCAAGAACATTGGCAAGTTACGTACAAGCCTTAAATGGGCTTTTAACGGCTCAGAAATCATATAAGGAGGAAAGTATCAGTGAGTGAATTTGAAATCCGTATTCCGGCAAGGAAGAAACAGCCTGTAACTGATAAGAACAACCCAGTTGTGAAAGTATCAGCAGACGCATACAACGCACTGGTTGAAATCTATAACGAATCAACCTTATCAATGAAAGATATTGCGAGTTTGCTGATTATCGAGGGCAGTAAACATGTGGTTTATGACAAGGAGGAATAGCAATGGCAACACCCGTATTAATTATTGGAAAATCTGGTTCTGGCAAGAGTACCAGTCTTAGGAACTGCCAGAATGAACACTGGAATCTTATTAGAGTATTGAATAAACCGCTTCCGTTTAAAGGAAAGATTGACGGATGGTTTACAGATGATTACCAACAGGTAATGAAGTGTCTGATCGCATCAAAAGCGGAGTCAATTGTGATTGATGATGCAGGATATCTTATTACGAATCATTTCATGAAGGGACACGCTTCTGCCGGAAAAGGCAATGCAGTGTTCGCTCTGTACAATGATATTGGAGACTATTTCTGGAATCTTATCCAGTTCATTGTAACAAAAGTACCGCAGAATAAAATTGTTTACCTTATGATGCATGAGGAAAAAGATGACTCCGGGGAAGTAAAGCCTAAGACAATTGGTAAGCTTCTGGACGAAAAAGTTTGCATCGAGGGCATGTTTACCATCGTTCTTCGATGCATCGAAGAGAGTGGAAAGCACTTATTTGTCACTCAGTCCAGTCAGGGAGCGGTAAGTAAGTCCCCGATCGGGATGTTTGACAGTTTAACTATTGATAACGACCTTGCAGAAGTTGACAAGGTTATCAGAGATTATTATGAATTAGGAGGAACAGACAATGCAGAAACCAAATAATTACGATACTACACAGGCAGCAGGAGAATTTGAACCAATTAAGCTTGGTGGTCATAAGATGGTAATTAAGCAGATATCAGAGAAAAAAACACAGGGTGGACTCGATATGCTCGTTATCTTGTTTGATTTCGCAGAAGGAGACGAACAGGCCGGCTATTTCATGAAACAGTTTAAGAACGATATCCGTCCAGACAAGAAATATCCGAATGCAGGTACTAATTACATGGTTATTGATGAGGGTGTAGATTATGGTGTCCGTAACCTTAAAACATTTATCACATGCGTAGAAAAATCAAATCCGGGATTTGCCGTTAAGTGGGGCGATAACTTCGGGCAGCAGTTTAAAGGAAAGCTGATCGGTGGAATCTTCCGTCTTGAAAAAGACTGGTACGATAACAAAGAAGTAAAACGTCACAAGCTTGCATGGTTCCGAAGTATTGAGGGAATTAAGGATGCAGATATCCCAGAAGAGCGTACCACAAAAGCCTATGACGATCATCTGAAAGAAGAAGCTATCATGGGAGCAAATCCGTCAGGTACGGACTTTATGAGTATTCCAGACAGCGTGGCAGATGATGTCCTTCCGTTCAATTAAAAGGATGTGTTTTTAATGGTTATACAAGCAGACACAAGAGAACACAAAAAGGAATGGGAACGGATTCAAAAACAGTTTGATGACCTTGGAGTGCAGTATTTCAGATCAAAGTTATATTGTGGAGATTATCAGTCGCTTGACAACGCAAAGCTCTGTATTGACCGTAAGAAGGATTTACAAGAGCTTTGTGGAAATGTCTGTCAACAACATGAAAGATTCAAGGCAGAACTTATCAGGGCACGTGAAGCCGGTATTCAGCTGATTATCCTATGTGAGCATGGACCAGATATTAAATCAGTTGGCGATGTGTATTTTTGGGAGAACCCAAGGAAACACAAAGTTATCTGGAGGACGATAAACGGCAAAAAAGTAAAGACTGTAATCTCTGACAAGGCTGTTGATGGCTGCCAGTTGTATAAATCTCTCTGCACAATCAGAGATAGATACGGAGTCCGATTTGAATTCTGCACGAAAGAAGAAACTGGGCGGCGGATCGTGGAGCTGCTGTCATGACTAAGGGAGAAATCAAACAGTCAGTAAAAATGCCAGAAATTCTCTCCAGGTACGGGCTAAGGCCGAATAGAGCAGGATTTATATGTTGCCCTTTTCACAAGGAAAAGTCAGCGTCCTGCAAAATCTACGATGATTCCTTTTACTGTTTCGGCTGTGGAACTGGCGGTGATGTGTTTGATTTTGTGATGCAATACGAATCCGTCCCTTTTAGTACGGCGTTTATTGAGCTGGGTGGCACTTATATATCAAAAAAAGGTAAAAGCCGCAACCAGATCAGACATGAAATGCGAGATATTAAATCAAAAAAACACAACCCTGTTCAGGATCCTAATGAGATTGAGCAGGTAGAAAAGAACATACTTATGTACGAAACAGCACTAAAAACGTTCCCTCCTGATTCAGAAGAGTGGTATATGTGCCAGTTTAATCTTGAGAAAGAAAAAAGCAGATACGAAATGTTATCAGCTAAGTCAGGAGGTGAGAAAAATTCTTGAAAATATTGAAAACTTACAGGCACAAGACTTTATGGAAAAGCAGTTGTATGAAGAGCTTTTTTCAGTAAAAAGTAAAATTGACCGCTCAGAAATCAAGTTTAAGCTGATGGACCGGGCAAAAAGTGTGAAAGCGAAGCATATAGCAGAAGAGTTCATAAAGGAATTCCAGAAAGCAGAACAGGAAAAGGAAAAAGAAGAAAAAGTAAATCGTTCTATGCAGTTAGTTGAAAACATCACAAACTTTTATCCTGATTCTGTTGATAAGGAATATCCTAACATGGCTTGTGGTAGCTGGATAGCTACAGAGAACGGAATATTTTCCTCTGAAACATCTAAGGCAAGAGAACTTGTATGTCACCACCCGATCATGCCGATACGTCGTCTAAAAAACATCGAGACAGGAGAGGAACAGATCACGGTGGCTTTTAAAAGGGATGGATATTGGACAGAAATAACTGTTCCAAAAATTGACATTGTGACTTCCAGGGCAATAACTAATCTTGCAAGGTTCGGGGTGCAGGTCAACTCAGAGAATGCAAGGCTTCTCGTAAAGTATCTGGCGGATGTTGAAATGTACAATGCCGATATGATCGACATACAGCACTCTACAAGCAAACTGGGGTGGCATGGTAATACATTTGTCCCTTACGACCTTTCAATCGTTTTTGACGGTGAATACCGCTTTAAAACGCTATTCCAAAGTATACAGGAAAGTGGAGACTACTTCAAGTGGGTGACTCTGGCTAAGCAGCTACGATCATGCGGACGATTGGAACCGCGAATAGCACTGGCAGCATCTTTTGCGAGTGTTCTTATACAGCCGCTTGATGCGCTACCGTTCATCGTAGATTTCTATGGGCAGACAGGAGGCGGAAAGACGGTAACAATCAATATAGCGGCATCGGTTTGGGGGAATCCGGCACCGGGAGCCTACGTTGGGAATTTTCGTTCAACAGATACATCATTGGAGACAAGGGCAGATATGCTCAATAACTTTCCGATGATTCTGGACGACTCGAAGAATGCTTCTCAGTATATCCGGGATAACTACGAAACATTGATTTACAATCTCTGTTCTGGCAAAGGAAAAGCACGTTCAAATAAGGACCTCGGAGCAGCTAAGGAAAATACATGGAGTAATGTGACTATTTGCAACGGTGAGAACCCTATTTCGGAATTTGCAGATTCCGGCGGAGCTATCAACAGAATTATTGAAATTGAATGTTGTGAGGATATTTACGAGAATCCAGCAGAGATTAACGGCATTGTCGTGAAGAACTACGGCTTTGCTGGAAGAGTGTTCGTTGGAAATCTCAAACAGTTCACATCGGATGATCTGAAAGAAATGAAAGCCGAAATTGAGAAAGGTTTTGACGGATATGACTTTCCAGCAAAGCAGGTAATGGCAATATCTACACTTCTGCTGGCTGACAAATTAGCTACAGATTTCATATTTAAGGATGGACGTGAGCTGACGGTCGAGGACGTTGTAGACATACCTACACGCAAGAAAGATGTATCAGAAGGTCAGAGATGCTATGAATTCATTCTTGAAAGTCTCTCAGTGTACGGACAGCACTTTGATGCGCAATTTAGCTGTGATCAGTGGGGATTCAAGGAAACGCCAGATGAATATGGAGATGTATATGTATATTTTTATCCGAAACCTCTTGAAAACCTTTTGAAGAACAATGGATTCTCCAGAAAAGCCTTTTCGGCCTGGGCGATTAATCGAGAGTTAATCAAGCACACAGGAAAAAGAGATACGGTACTAAAAAGAGACGGTGGAAGTGTAATGAGGCTTATTGCGGTAAAGATTGTTGATATAAAAAGTCTTGAAAACGAGCAAGAAAATGAGGTTATTGAAACTGGTTTTCTGCCAGCTGATGCCGAAACAAATGTTCCGTTTTCGTAATTTGTAACCATGTAACCGTTGTAACACGAAAAAAAACATCCTATAGGAGAAAGTTTGAGAGTGTATAAAAAACATATACTCTAGTGATTCTCCTATATAAAAACCTTGGTTACATTGGTTACACGGTTACACACCTCTGAAGCCCACATAAAATAAGGGTTTGTGGCGTAACCAGTGGATTAAAAAAGCCGGTTACACACGGGTTACAAAATTAAAAAGTATATGCAATTAGATTTATTATAACAAAATTAACTGAATATTGCAAAAATATTCAGTTAACATAATTATTACAAGGAGTGGTTACAAAATGAAAAAAGACGATCTCAATAAAAAGCAAAGATATGCATTAGATACAATGCTGTCTGGCAGTAATGTTTTTCTGACAGGTGACGCAGGAACAGGCAAGACAACGGTTATCCAAACGTTCATCGATGAGGCGGAAAAAGCTGGTAAAAATATTCTGGTATCCGCCACTACTGGAATTGCAGCGGATAATATCGGATATGGGGCAACTACCGTACACCGAGCATTGAATATTTCAATTAAATTTGAGGACTATAAGAAAAAGGTGAAATCCAGAGCTGAACTTCTGAAAGAAGCAGATGTTCTTATCATTGATGAAATCAGCATGTGCCGGTTCGATTTGTTCAATATGATTGCAAAGACAATTATCACGGAGAATGAAGAGAGAGCAGTTGACAGACTTCTGATCGGAGAGGACAAAGAAGACATTCAGTTAATCGTGATAGGTGATTTCTACCAGCTTCCGCCAGTTATTACGACAGACGATCGAAAAATTCTCTGTCGGATGTATGGATCTGATTATGGAAAGGGTGGAAAGTATGAACATGGATATGCTTTCATGTCTGAATACTGGAAAGAAATGGGATTTGAATATATCAAACTTGATGAGGTATGCAGGCAGAATGATGAGGGATTTAAGTATGTGCTGAATGATATTAAATATGGCAACAATATTAGAAAATCCATTGCATATCTGGAGAACAACGAATCAGACAAAGTTATACCGGAAGCGCCGTTCTTGGTTGGCACTAATGCAGAAGCTGACAGAATTAACAATACTTTCCTTGGCAAGTTGGATAAAAAGACCGAAAAAGTGTTTCATGCAGCAGTTGACGGCGAGCTAACATCTGCCGATATTAAGAACATTGCATTTGCCAGAGAGGACTTAATTCTTAACATCGGTGCAAAAGTGATGATTACAGTCAATGATTTGTCTGGAAACTACGTTAATGGAACGATTGGCATCATTCAGAAAATTGTGGAAAACGGAGAATTTGAAGAATCTTATCTGGTTATCAAGACTGATAAGGGCAAAACAGTTAGCTTATATAGATACAATAAAGACATTGAGAAACAGGTTATTGAGGAATCCGAACAAGAAAAGGATGGTCGGAAGATCGTGAAAGAGAAGATTGTCCGTAAGAAAGTAGGCTCTTTCTCTCAGTTCCCGGTAAAACTTGCCTGGGCAATCAGCATTCATAAATCACAGGGACAGACATTTGAAAAAATCAACATTGACCCTTGCTGTTGGGATCCTGGACAGTTCTATGTGGCTGTTTCCCGGGCTAAATCAGCTAACGGCATACATTTTATCAGACCGATAAAACAGAGCTATATAAAGGCGTTTAGCAAGGATAACGAGCGACTTCTTGAACAGAGTTTTGAGGTAGAAGAAGGTGCGTAAGTATGAGAGTGACGCATGAGCAGATACCGAACACCATAAAGTTTTTACAGATTGACTTTCCGGCACTGGTCCTCCAGACTGCCGGAATTGAGGCAAAAGATGAATACTGGCAGCAGGTAGTTGAACAGATCCATGTTGTATCTGAAAAATATAACAAAAATGGATTTGTAGATCACATGCTTGTTGCTTATTCGAATTATCTTTCCAAGATGTTTAATAAGGCAAAAGAATTGGAAAAGGAGAATCAAAATGCCGTACAACACAAAGAATAGATACGAACAGGGACAGGCTCTCAGAAAAGAAATATATATGTATATCGTCAGTTATATTAAACTGGTTGGATATGCACCGTCGGTCAGCGAGATTTGCGAGAAGGTAGACGCAAGCAGAGCTACCATCTGGAGACATTTAAACCAGCTTATTGATGATGGGTTGCTTAAAACAGCACACCCAAGTACTGATAGAGCCTATGCTCCGACAGGATACGGGTTCGGAAAGGTGAAGAAATGAACAAAATGCGTGAATATGAACGTGGCAGGGAAGATGGTCTTGACCTTGCTAGACGAATCACCAGAGAGGGCGGCCTTGAAGCCCTCGAAAAGGAATGCAGATTCAGGGGAGTAACAGGAATACATACTTCCCTGGCAAGAAAGGACCTGGACAAAGCATCTGAGAAGATCAAGCAGCTTGTATCTGAATGCTGCGTGATCATGGCGATAGCTGTTCTGCATGATGAATTTGGATTTGGTCAGAAAAGATGCCAGAAGTTCATGGCAGGCATGGACAAAGCTTCAGACTATATCGACCAGGGCTTAGCTGAATGGATTGATTATGTGCAGGCTATCAAGGAAGAACTGGGAATTGAATTAAGCTTTTCAGGAGAAATAAAAAGACATGCAGAATAACGGACAGGTAGCATTTGGATAGGAAATCATGGAGGACTGCACAATAGCGTGTCAGTTACTCACATGGGGAAAGTGAGGATGGAAATGAAAAATAATAATTACACTTCATTTTTCAAAATGAAGCCAAAGAAAGTAGAAAGATACATTCGTTGCAGAAAATGTGGTGGAAACATGGAATGGAGCATGGACTTTACACCACAAATCAAATGCCCGAAGTGCGGATATACTGTATATCCAAAACCTTATGAGCCAGATTGTATCAAACTGCCAGAAACATTGGAAGAATATTTTGAATTATATGAGAAAGTGAGGATGAAAAATGTTAATCAGAAGTCAGAATAAGGAAGTTTTAGTTGCATTTGAATTTTTACCCGATATCGAAGTTTCGGGTGGAGTAATAAGCGCAAGAAGAGATATGGGATGGTGTTGCTTGCTCGGAGAATATTCCACCAAAGCAAAAGCCATGAAAGTACTGGATATGATTTAGGAAGCTTATAGTGAATATCAAATCATGTTGAATTTCAGTGTAAGTTATCTTCACGAATTTAAAGAAAAAACAGATGGATTTGCTATCTTTCAGATGCCAGAAGATTCGGAGGTGGAAGCATGAGCGACAAAAGTAAAATTTACAATTACATAAAAAGAACAATAAATCCTTACGGAAGACCTTTCGAGGGAACTGTATATGAGTTCGGGCTTAAAATTATGGATTTCATCGAAAATATAGATGGTGAGAAAGAAAATGGTTGGATTTCGGTCAGTGAGAGACTGCCGGAAGGTGATACGACGGTTCTTGTATCATGCAAGACCAGAAGGGGAACGACATTCGTTCGTACTGGGTATTGTGTAGACGGTTCGTGGCATTTAAACTGTGAAGGCGTCACGGCATGGAAGCCACTTCCAGAACCATATAAGGAGGATTAAGCATGGAAATGTCAATTTTCAAAAAAGACGGCAAAATATACACCAGATTCAAGGTCAGATTGAAAGATTTAAAGTCTTGGAAGGCTTGCCTTAAGTTAAAGTATCGCATTAATACTTCTGAGCCGGTCAAGAAAAACAGCAGATACATTTACTTCGAAAAGGAAGGTGACTGGATTAATGGGATATTGTAAATTATACTGCCCGGATGACGAAACAGAGTGCTGTATTTGCTGTACCAAACAGGATTCTTGCCAGTACAGATGCGATGATATGGACAGCTATGAATATGCGGAGGAGTGCGAAGAATATGAAAATTGACGAATTAGGCTTAGCAATAACAACAAGAACATACAACATACTGTTAAGAGCAGGGATTACTACCACTGAGGAAATCAAAGAAAAATCAGATGATGATCTGAAAAGAATCAGAAATATGTCTGAGAAATGTTACAAAGAGATTAAGCAAGCTGTGTACTGTACGGACTGTAAACGCAGTATCTATGGAGAATATCATGATTGTGACGTCAATATGGAAAGTGGCGGAAGATATCTTCGAGGAGATTGCAAGTGCCATTGTAAAGTATTTATGGAGGAATAAAAAAATGCGCTTAATAGATGCGGACGAATTAATTAAATACATTAAAACTTGGGAGATCGGGACAAGCATTAGTTCCGACCAGAAAGAGTTTATTGATTGCGTCAATGAACAGCTGGCAGCTTTTGATGTGGACAAGGTTGTGGAAACACTTATGAACAGGTTTCGTGTTGTTTCCAATGATGAGGACTTGGAATGGAATAGAGCTATAGACTATGCTATTAAAATCGTGAAAGGTGGTGGAGTTGAATGAGTAGCGCAAGTGTAAGATTTGGAACAAAAGCGTATGTATGCGCAAGGTACTTCCTTAGACCGGGAAAGTGCTTCAAATACATCGACCAGCGTGGCGAGGACATCACGGAACACGTCTATGAGGTCATAGCATTATATCCATATTGTGTATTGTTGAGAGATACCAGAAACGGGGTCAGAACTTGCCCGGGGTATAATACTTTAAGCCTGATGCTGAGAGGAAGTGAAGCGAGTGAGTAAATCAGTATTAGTAATAGATACACCAGAGAATTGCTATGATTGCCCGTTCGGAACTTCATACTGCGGCGAACTTGAATATGTGGGTTATTGTGAATTAGCTGACTGTTTAGACTGCGTTGAAATTCTGATAACAGAAGAACATTATGATTACGAAAGCAAATCAAGACCTGATTGGTGTCCATTGAAGCTGTTACCAGAGAAGAAAAGTACAACTGCACCCGTGAGCAATTACGAAGTGCAGAAAAACTTATTTGCCGACGGTTGGAATGCCTGCTTGAGAGAAATTACAAAAACAAGCGATGAAAATGAGCGATAAAAAGCAAGCGATAAGAGGTGAAGTAGATGGAGAGATTAACAGAAAGAGAAAGAAATGTTGATGGTACAGGAGTTGCAAAAGAAGAAATTACGGATGGATTATTAAAACCGTTTGCGGATAAAATTCTTACGAAACTTGCTGTTTATGAAGACTTAGAAGAACAGGGCTTGCTTGTGAGATTACCGTGTAAGGTTGGAGACACGGTTTGGGTGGTAACATCGCCAATTAATGTGTTTGGTTATGATGAATATGATGGAGATGCGGAATATGAAGTATATGAATCTTTTTTATCAAGCGTATCTTATTATGCGTCTGGAGAACAATTCAGAATTTATGCAAAAGTAACGAATAGTTTTATTGCGGCATACTTTAGAGAATGTGATTTTGGAGAATCTATATTCCTCACCCGCGAAGATGCTGAGAAGAAGTTGGAGGAGATGGAGAAATGAATAATAAACCTACACCAGACATAACGCCAAATCTTGCTATATCAGCATACCACGTACTACGGCAATATTGTACTGGACAGCCAGCGGATTGCAAAGGCTGCGGATTCTACGAACACTGTCCAGAATGTTTTCGAGGCATGCCATGTGACTGGAACTTGAATGAAGAAGGTGAAATAAATGAAGTTAAGAAAGGCAACACTGATTGATTACGGAGTACCGCCGGATGATATACCGACATTACAAAGTCACTTGCGGAATCTTAGTGAAAGCGATAAATACAATCTGTTACAGGTATCTATCAAATATGCACCCGGCATTGAATCACAAATCTATGACAGTATCGTGAACAGCATCGGCTATCGGACAATGGAGAAGATCAGGACGGTTCCTGCGACAGAAAATGACTTCTACGGATACAAACGCAAGGTCATGGCGGAATATTATCATTTAGCCAAACTGATTGGTAGACTTTAAAAAACTTAAAAATTTATAAAAGTGGTAGAGAGCTAAATCTCCCCAGTGTGGTATTATATTTATATATAACTGCTATACTGGGGATTTTTTTTGAATTCAGAAAGGATATGATTGGATGTTGATAGGATGGCAAATGAGAAAAATTTAATACCGAATTCTGAACGAACTCCGAGCGAACTCCGAGAAATAACTAAAAAAGGCGGTATTAAGTCGGGAGAAGTACGCCGCCAAAAAAAGACCCTTTCTGAATTAGCAAAAATGATAGCTGAGAATCCCGCCCCGACTGTCGCAAAGAAGAAGCTCACAAAGATGGGAATATCTGATGAGGATGCAAACAACAATGCTTGTATTGTAGCTGCTGTATACGATAAAGCTATCAAAGGAAATATGCAGGCAGTAGACAAATGGGAACAGTTGGTAGCTGTATCAAAATCAGACGAAAGCAAATATGAACTTCCTGCCAGAGTACTTGGTAAGGCATTCGTGGACATTAACCGACAGATTAAGCCCAATATTGAATATGTATTCGAGGGCGGTCGAGGTGGTCTAAAATCCTCATTCGTAGCTTTTAAGATTGTTGAGCTTATCAAGAATAATCCTCAGATGCACGCCTGCATTACAAGACAGGTGGCCGGTACTCTGAAAGATTCTGTATACGCTAACATGAAATGGGCTATCAACGAACTGGGACTGATGGAAGAATTTGAATGCAAGGTTTCGCCACTTGAGATCAAGTATATAAAGACTGGACAGACAATATACTTCCGTGGTCTGGACGATGAAACCAAACTGAAATCCATTAAGCCGGAATTTGGATATATCGGAATCCTCTGGAAGGAAGAAAAAGATCAAATGAAGGGAGATGCTCAGGAACGTTCTGTTAATCAGTCAGTGCTTCGTGGTGGCGATGAATCATATGATTTTTCATCATATAACCCACCAAAATCAAAATCAAACTGGGTAAACAGGATTAAGCTCATACCTAACCCGAAAAGAGTTATTCATCATTCGAGTTATCTGGAAGCCCCGTCGGAGTGGCTCGGACAGAAGTTTATTGACGATGCAGCACATCTGAAAGAAATTAATCCAGAAGCCTATGAACATGAATATCTGGGTGTTCCGAATGGAGACGGTGGAAACGTATTTGAATATCTGGAGATTAGAGATATTACAGATGAAGAAATCAGTCGCATGGACCGTATTTTCGCTGGCGTAGATTATGGATGGTACCCGGACCAGTTCTGCTATCTCCGAACTTATTACGATTCTGCTAGAGAGAAGATATATCTGATTGACGAGCTGTATGTAAATAAATGGAGCAACTCCAAGACCGCTGATTGGATTAAGAAAAAAGGCTATGACGATTATACGATGATATGTGATTCTGCGGAGCCTAAGTCCGTGAATGATTTCCGGGACGCCGGACTTCCTGCCAGAGGAGCAATCAAGGGACCGGGCAGTATCGAGTATGGTTTTAAATTCTTACAAACAAAGACCATAGTCATTGACCCGAAGCGGACACCAAACGCATACAAGGAAATTACGGAATATGAGTACGATCGGGACAAAGAGGGGAATGTAATAAGTGGTTATCCTGACGGAAACGACCATGCAATTTCGGCACTTAGGTATGCTTATGAGCCGTTGTTTAACAGAAGGGGGTACAGCGCATAATGAATAGCAAAGAAATATTCAAATGTTTGGAAATTCTGGACAAATTCCAGTTCTTCCAAGGGCAAAGAGCTGGAAGAGAATTGTGGAATGATAAACCGGCAGAGATACAGGACGAAGATATAAAGAATTTTAATAAAGACATAGAATTTATCAGAAATGTGCTGAAATCAGCTAATTCAGGTGATTAAATGGGACTTATAACAACACTAAAAAGGTGGTTTAACATGATATTCAAAAAACAAGCCGAAGAGGACTTTAACATCCAGGCAGCAGAATTTCCAGAGATGGAATCACTGATTAACCGGTGCGCGAACATTTACAGGGGAGTGCCGGAATGGTTAGATGATAAGAATAATATCAAGACGATTAATTTTGCTAAATCTGTGTGTTCTGAGACTGCCAGACTTGCAACACTGGCGATCGGTATTCAGATCGATGGTTCCGCAAGGGCTACATGGCTACAGGAACAGATTGACAAGGTGTACTTCCAGATTCGGCACTGGGTGGAATATGGATGCGCTTACGGAACGGTGTTCATTAAGCCAAACGGGGAGAGCCTTGACGTATTTACTCCGGCAGATGTGATGATTGTGGATTACGATAATCAGGAAATCAAAGGGATTATATTCAAAGACTCTTATACGGTTGGTAGAAAATACTACACAAGACTTGAATATCACAGGTTTATTGAGACAACAGTGGACGGAGTGACAACTTATCCGTATTATGTTTCTAACAGAGCCTATGTATCAAAATCTCCTCAAAGCATCGGAGACAAGATTGACCTTAAACAGACCAAGTGGGCTGACCTCATGGCAGACACGCCGCCGATTCTCAAGACAAACGGTGAGAAACTGGATGGGCCTCTGTACGGAGTGTTGCGGACACCGCAGGCAAATAACGTGGATATTAACGCACCATTGGGTTTGCCAATATTTGCCGAAGCTATCGAAGAGTTAAAAGACCTCGATATTGCATACAGCAGAAACGTCGGAGAGATTTTTGATTCTCAGAAGATTGTTCTGGCAGATGATAGACTGCTGATGCCAAGCGGTGCACCTGTATCAGCCATGTCGCCACAGGGCATGGAGAACAGACGTAATGAGATGAGCTTACCGCATTTTGTCAAGAATGTATTCGGACAAGATGAAAAAGAGTTTTATCAGGAAATAAATCCGATACTCAACACAGATACCCGTATAAGCGGCATAAATGCCCTCCTTGGACAGATTGGATATAAGGTCGGATTCTCTAATGGATATTTTGTATTTAATGAAAAAAGCGGAATACAAACAGCCACAGAGGTAGAAGCAGGGCAACAGAGGTCTGTACAATTTATCAAGGACGTAAGAGACCAATTAGACAAAAGCATAAAACAAGTAGTATATGCGTTGAGCGTATATGCAGATTTATACGGATTGGCCCCAGTCGGTGCATATAAAGTTCAGTGCAACTTTGGCGAAATGGCATATTCTTATGAGAGAGACCGAGACAATTGGTGGAAGTATCGCTTACAGGGTGACTGTCCTCCTTGGATGTATTATGTCAAATTCGAAAATATGACAGAATCCGAAGCGAAAGCAATGGTCAAAGAAGCTCAGCCAGACGAACCAAAATTGTTTGGAGATGAATAGTTATGTTAAGCCCAGAATATTTACGGCAAATTACAGAGGGCAGTGAACAGATAGTAGAAGAACTGCATCAGTACATCATCTCTGAGATTGTGTCGAGAATGATGGCAAGAATTGGCAGAGGTGAGGATTATATTCTGACCAATGCCGATGCGTGGAGAATCAGAACGCTACAGGAATCAGGTGAACTGTTAGAGAACATTCTGGCAGAATTATCCAAATACACCAAACGCGAACAGCAGGAACTCCTTGAAGCGTTTGAAGATGCCGGAATCACTGCCCTCGATTATGATGATAAGATATACAAGGCGGCAGGATTAAGCCCTGTACCGCTCGAACAGTCGCCAGCTATGATAAGACTCATGGAGCGAAATATGCTTGCAACCATGGGCGAGTGGAAGAACTTCACAAGAACGACTGCAAGTGCCGCTCAAAGGCTCTATATTGAGCAGTGCGACCTTGCGTACAATCATGTGATGACTGGGGCAGTTGGATATACGCAAGCGATTAGAGAAGCAGTTAACAATGTTGTAAGCAATGGCGTTACGGTAACATATCCATCTGGCAGAAAAGACACGATTGAAACAGCAGTTGCACGTTCTGTCAGAACTGGCGTGGCACAGGCTACGGGAGATATATCTCTCAAACGCATGGAAGAAATGGACTGGGATTTAGTTCTGGTCAGTGCACACATAGGAGCCAGAACAGGTGACGGCGGCGAGAATCCGGGAAATCACTCGTTTTGGCAAGGCAAGATATACTCTCGTTCTGGCAAGAGTAAGAAATTTCCACCATTCTCATTGACTGGATATGGAACGGCAAGCGGACTGTCAGGAGTTAACTGTCGGCATAGCTTTGGAGCAAGTGACGGGGAATTTAATCCTTATGCAGAACTATCAGCACAGGATAAAGCCGACAAAGGTAAACAGTACGAAAAGGAACAGCGACAACGTACTTACGAGCGAAGAATCCGCAAGACGAAACGTGAAGTCCTTGGAATGCAATCGGCGGTTGATAACTGCAAGGATGAACAGGCAAAATTCGCATTACAGCAAGATCTTGACCGGAAGTCTTATCTTTTGCAGAAACAAAATGCTACATACAAAGATTACTGCAAGCGGAACGACCTGAGAGAACTGCAAGACCGGCTCATGATCGCTAAGTGGAACCGCCAGAACGCCGCAAAAGCCAGAAGGGCAGCAAAAAGATATAAAACAGCAAAGGGGATTGACTGATGGACAGATGGGAATATTACAATCCGAATCCTGCTGGGAATCGAGTCGGAGATTGCGTTGTCCGGGCAATATGCAAAGCAACTGGCTTCGACTGGGAAACGGTATTCGCCGGATTAATGATACAGGCATGCGCTCTGTCAGATATGCCATCAGCTAATTACGTTTGGGGAGCGTACCTCTACAAACATGGGTACAGACGCAAACTGATTGAACAATCAGAGCGATATATCTATACAGTCAACGACTTTTGCACAGATCATCCAACAGGTACATACATCCTCTGCATAGATGGTCATGTGGTGACAGTACAAGATGGCGAATATTTCGATACATGGGATTCCGGAAATGAAGTCCCGGTATATTACTGGGAAAAGGAGTAGCTAAATGGGCATATCAGAATTTGTACAGATTTTTCTCTCTATCTGCGGAGGGGTGTCTATTGTCGGAGGGGCGGCAGCCGTAATTTTTAAGTGGATTACACCGGCATTTCGACTCAACAAGCGAGTAGAGACACTGGAAGAACATGATAGACGAGATTATGAAAGCCTTCGGAGAATCGCAGAACGAGATTCATTAATTCTGGAAGTGTTATCAACCATGCTGGATAGTCAGATTAGTGGGAATAATGTAGAAGAATTAAAAAAAACAAAACAGAAGCTTACAAATTATCTTGCACAGAATCAGCGTTAGCATTAGTAAGGGGTATGCTCATGAAATTATATGTGTTCACGAAAAAAGATATAGACAGGTTCTTGACAGAGTGTAATTTCACACCAGACGAAGAAAGACTGTTTCGGATGAGATGCCAGGAGCGCACTCTTGAATACTGTGCCGAACAGATGAATGTGAGTATATCCACGGCGAAACGATTGAGCCGGAGAGTAAACAATAAAATAATTAAAGTGTGTTAAGGAAACGATAAAAGCCCCCGGGAATATCTCCTAGGGGCTTATTTATTTATGCTCGCGCATATGAAATAAAATTTTGTTCGGCGGTTTCGTCAACGAGTTCCACCGGGATTCTCACCCAGTTTTCATCCAGAGAACTTATAAAATTCTCTTTCTGGGCCTCTGTGCCGCACAACCAATCTGCTGTAACTTTGGCACATCCGAAGTTTTCGGAATTGCTCCGCGCCACCTGTTTTAATTCAAATTTTTTCATCTTTTTTCCTCCTTGACTTGTAAGTTTTTAGCAGTTTTATTTTGAATCTTCCAAGACAGCTCGCTCTAACAGCTGTCTCACATAATCCGGGCATTTACTCTTTCCGGACTCCCAGTTCTCGAGCGTTCTAATCGGTATGTTGTACCTCCTTGAGAATTCTGCTCGTGATACTTTTAGATGTCCACGCATTTCCATAGTGGACATATTTTCTTTTTGCTTCAGATCATCTTCCATAGATCCTTTTGTTTTGTAAGACATGAATCCTACCGCGGATGGGAAAATACGGGTGTAAGTGGTTTTGCTTTCGTCAATCCATTTAATGCTCACATATACTTTTGCACATAAATATGGCCATTCCGGACTTAATATAGTACCGTCCGCATATACACAAACATCGCATTCTTCAGCGATAGAATTATCATATATGATACGATCGACTTCTTCTTTAAAGAATTTCGCACGGCAATAGGCCACGATGTCGTCTAACTGGTATCCGTCGCATTCAGGTATAAAACTTTTGATCTGTTTTCGCTTGATCTCCCATAGATTCGTGCTATAATCTTTATCCATTTTAACGAGGCTGTCGACAAACCCGCCGATAGGAGAGGGATTTAAGATTTTGTAAGCTACATCAAGTTCGGCGTCAGATTTTCCACAGCCTTTCTTGAAATCATGCATTAATTCATCCATCATGGATTCAAATTCAGATTGATTATATTTATACATACATTTCGTCCCCCCCCCCTTTCTATCAATGTTCTTTGACATATTTATGTATACGCTCATATAAATTCATTTCATTTCGGTTCGCCATTAATTCGCTTAAATCGCTTGAATCATAATTTGTAGAATATACGGCATAACTGCGATTTTCGATAAACCATGAAGCTTCTTTGATGTTGCTAAGAATCTCCATGTCTTTAGTTCTTTTTTCTGCGCGAGCAGGTCTGTCTTCAGCTTCGTATTTTCTAACGAGAGCAGACAGATATGAAATCATGTTTTTTCTTATATCTTCAGCCCATGCAATCTGCTTTGGACTTCCGACGAGTTCAACTAATTTTTGTTCCATTGTTTTCGCTTCCTCCCATGCTTTCTTAAGACCGGAGGAAATTGTCATTGCAGATTTCTTAACCAGTTCCCATGCTCTTTTCATGATTTTTGATAAGTTGTATTTCTTCATTTCTGTTTCCTCCGTTCCTTTGATGATTATATAATACCACCAATTTGGTGGTGTGTCAATACTTTTTCGATACTTTTTTGAACTTTTTAGATTGATACATCTATGCAAAAATATAATTAGAAAGGCGGTGCATAAGATGGCATTATATAACAATCCTTATCAATATAGTTTTGGCGTTCCGGGGCAAATGAATCAATTTCAGCAACAGCCTGTCCAGATGCCAGTTCAACCAGCGCAACAACCGCAACAGAATAGCAATGGCATCCTGTGGGTATCCGGCGAAGTAGGTGCGAAATCCTATCTGGTAGCACCCGGGACAAGTGTTTTATTAATGGACAGTGAAAGTGAAAAGTTCTACATAAAATCCACTGACGTTTCTGGTATGCCACAACCATTACGGACGTTTGAGTACCACGAAATAGGCACTCAGATGCCGCCTAAACAACCTGCTCAGAACATGGACAGTAAATATGTCACCAGACAGGAATACGACGATTTAAAGGGTAAATACGAAGCTATCATAAACCGATTAAATTCTTTTTCTGAACCTGTTAGGGCTAATACCGTGCAGGAATCAGCAGTCAAGGGAGGAAACGCAGATGAGTAATCCATTATTCAATGCCCTCGGTGGTGGGATGCCACAGGGAAACGGGCCAATGCAGATGATGCAGCAGTTTATGCAGTTTAAACAGAATTTTAAGGGAGACCCGAAAGCAGAAGTTGAGAAAATGTTGCAGTCTGGAAAGATTTCTCAGCAGCAGCTTAATCAGGTTCAGCAGATGGCAGGACAGTTTCAACACATGTTGAAAGGAATGAAATAGTACATTACAATCTGGCCAGATTGATGTAAATACACAAAAAAGGAGATTATATTATGGATGGAAATTATAGCTTAGCAGATATCGCCGCCGCTACTGGAAACGGTAGAAATAATGACGGCATGTTTGGCGGAGATGGTAGCTGGTGGATTATTGTTTTATTCATTTTTGCTTTCTTCGGATGGGGAAACAACGGCTGGGGCAATAATGGCAACGGCGGCGGATATGCAGCCACAGCAGCTACCCAGGCAGACATTCAGAGAGGATTCGATAACTCCGCAGTAATCAGCAAACTTGACGGAATCAACAGTGGCCTGTGCGATGGCTTTTATGCCATGAATAACGGTATGCTTACTGGATTCAATGGAATCAACACCAACATCATGCAGACCGGCTTCGGAATCCAGCAGGCTATTAATGCCGATACTGTGGCTAATATGCAGAATACCAATGCTTTACAGGCACAGCTTGCGAACTGTTGCTGCGAAACCAGAGAAGCAATTCAGGGCGTAAATTACAATATGGCACAGAATACCTGCGCATTGCAGAACACAATGAACAGTAACACAAGAGACATTATTGACAGTCAGAATGCAGGAACAAGAGCCATTCTTGACTATCTTTGCAATGAAAAGATTTCTAGTCTGCAGGCTGAGAATAATGATCTCAGACGTGCTGCATCTCAGGATCGCCAGAGCGCACTTCTCACAACTGCAATGGCTTCTCAGACACAGCAGCTCATTAATGCAATCAATCCAGCACCGATTCCGGCATATCAGGTTCCTAACCCGAACACATATTACGGATGTGGATGCGGATGCAACACCGGATGCAATTGCTGATAACTTCATATCGAGAGTATCTTTCGATTGATTTCGGATGTCGGCTTATGCCGTTATTACACAGAGGGGCAGGCTGAGACCTGTCCTTTTGTGATATGAAAGGAGTATTTTTATGGCAGAATTTACAAATGTGGCTGCTCAGACTGTAGCAGCAAATGGAAACGTAGTATTTTCAAATACAGCAGTTAAGGGTTCTAACTGCATTCAGCACAGAGAGGAAAGCGGAATCATCACTCTAAGAGGACTGACTAACCAGTGTAAAGCGAGATTCTTCGTGGATTTTTCTGGTAATATCGCAATTCCAACAGGCGGTACTGTCGGAGCTATTTCTCTGGCAATTGCAATCTCTGGTGAGCCGGTTCTTTCTTCCCAGATGATTTCCACACCGGCAGCAGTAAATCAGTACAATAATGTGTCCTCTGGCATCTATATTGATGTGCCTCGCGGATGCTGCGTTAATATCGCGGTAGAAAACACAAGCGATCAGGCTATTTCTGTTGCGAACGCGAACATTGTTGTGACCAGAGAAGCGTAGGAGGTGTGATTATGAGAGATATTAAAGACTTATGCGCAAGAATCGAAGACGAGCTGTCCAAAATTGCTGATAATGGGCTGACCACTGGGAACTTGGAAATGACATACAAACTGATTGATATGTACAAAGATATCAAGAATACGCAGTACTGGGATAAGAAAGTAGAGTACTACAACACTGTCCTTGATGAGATGCGTGGCGGATACAATGACGATTACAGTGAACGTGGAAGAAAGCGTGACAGCACGGGGAGATACAGCTCAAATGATGGCAGAATGATGCCGGATTACGACAGGGGTAATTCTTATGCCAGAAGGGGTGAACATTATGTCAGAGGGCATTACAGCCGCTCTGATGGGCGAGATGCTTATGACGATTACATGACGCAGAAACAGAGC